CATAAATAGGTTAATTGTTTAAATGCACGTTAAGGAATACGGCCCGCGCAAATGCTTGTCAATACTTTTTTTAATATATTTTTAAACCCTTTTTATAGCCCTTAATATTACTTTATTAGTAAAGAAGTAATAAAAGCAAAGCGGGCCACAAATACCAGGGCCGCAACTGGTCGAAACAGGGCCGCAACATTTCCAATTGATGCCGCGATATATCTTGCCAGAAGAAAGAAAAAAAAGCCCTCAATACAAGACGGCCGGCGCATAGGGGGGAGGGGATGCACGACGGCGCAGCCGTCACACACATATATCATTAATTAGGGATCAAAAAAATATGTTACTCAAAGGTTTTATTACGTAACAGCATCCTTATGGTATCCTTAAGGGTAAGCTCGCTTTGAGAGCGAGCAAATAACTTAATGATACAGATCTTAACGAATGGATCCCCTTAAGGAGACAACTAATTATACACTATATTTTTCTTGACTGTCGAGAAAAAAGTGAAAAAATGTAAAAAAAATGGAAGACAAAGAAGAATTACTAGGAGAAATCGCGGAATCAATCAGAGAAGTAGCTGCCACTAAGGAGCTTATGAAGCGAGGGAGTCTAAGTCGGCATAATCCGGAAAAGGTCGCGAAGTTGTTATATCTGTATAGTATAGGCACAAGTCAGACTAGATTGGTCAGGAAGTATGGTTATGAGCGAAATACTGTGGTCAGTGTACTTGCGGACTATGCTGATTACCTAGGGAAGTTCCGCGAACTGTCAGGAAAGATTGCTGCCAAGAACTATTTGAATATGAGTAGCTTGGAGGAGGATTTGATACAAGAAGTACGGAATCGTATGGAGACTGGAGAGCTTGAGCCCACCTTTCGGGATCTCAAGGAGTTATCAATAGCTAAGGCAAATTCCGCGAGAGAGGCTTTGACTGCTAGGGGTGAGGCTACACAGATCACTGAAGACAGGAAGGTGTATACTCAAGATGACTACGAAGAGACGATTAGGGCTGTAAGATCTAGATTACAGAACATCAAGGAAGCGGAGGTAATAGATATAGATGGCGATAACTGAGGAATATGATGATTTATTTGATAGAGTTCGCGGCAATCTTGGCGAGCATTTCTCCAATTATATGTTCATCGTTATGGACGATGACGGGGACTTGTTCTATGATTACAGCAATCCTAGAGTAGGTAGGATGCTTGTTCGGGAGACATCTGTGGATATGGCTAGTAAACCTTGCCTTGACATCATCTGGGAAGAAGTAGATGATGAAGATGAGTAATGGAACTAACGTTTACCAAGCATCCGTTGCTAGAAGCACCTAGTGACGAGGAGATATTATTATTAGCTGAAAATGAGCCGAAACTACTAGGTGAGCTGCACAGAGCTCACGAGGGTAGGATTCGGGCTTCTCAGGAAGATCCGTTGCGGTACGGGTTTGATTTACCAGGATGGGAGCGCATCAAAGAGGGTTTATCTGAATACAATGAGTGCCTTACTCTTGGGGGTAACAGATCTGGTAAGACCACAGGGTGCGCGAAAATACTAATGCAGGCTGTCACTGAGAACACTGATGGCCACGTAGTATGCTTCTCTCAGAATGCAGATACATCTGTTAAGGTACAGCAAGCTGCTGTATGGGAGATGATGCCCAAAGAGTTTCGTAAGAAAACAAAAGGTATAGAAGGGTATATAAATTATTCTATGCAAAATGGTTTTACTGGTAGTTCGTTCATATTTCCGGACACGCGAACTCGCGTGGATTTCAAAACATATACTCAGTTCAGCAACAATCAAACCATCTTGGAAGGTTTTGAGTTCGGGTTCAGCAAGGCTGAAGGGCTGAATCTAGGGGCTTGGTTGGACGAATATCTAGGAGATAGTGCTTTGGTCAATACGTTGCGGTTTCGTCTAGCTACGCGAAATTCAAAGTTACTAATTGGATTTACGCCAATTGACGGGTTCACCCCGTTTATATCAGAGTATCTCAAGGGCGCGGAAACATTAGAAACACGAGAAGCAGAGCTTCTAGGCAATAAACAAGTACCCGTAAAGCAGTACAGTCCTGACAGAGATGCGTCAGTTGTTTATCTTCATTCAGACGAAAATCCCTTTGGTGGTTACGATCGTATCGCAAAGGACTTGCGAGGACGTTCAACAGACGATATTATGGTTCGTGCATATGGTATACCAGTAAAGTCAATGACTTCGCTGTTGCCATTGTTTTCAACAGAAGTCAATGTACTCGGTGATAAGCCCAACAAGTATGGTATGAAGATGCCCGAAATCAACGAGGACTTTACGGTCTATCAGGTGGTTGACCCAGCAGGAGCTAGGAACTATGTCAGCATATGGGCTGCTGTAAACGAAGATGAGGATATTTATATATTGAAAGAGTGGCCTGACCGTGCCACATATGGCGAGTGGGCACTATTTGGTGATCCTAAGTGGAAGTACGGCCCGGCATCAAAGAAGATAGGGCTAGATGTCAGAGGGTACGTAGAACTCTTTGAGGAGATAGAGGACGAGATGGGGCTCAAGGTAATGGAGCGAATCGGTGACTCCAGATACTTTGCTAGAGAAAACGAGAACAATACGGATCTGTTTTCTAGCTTTGAGGACTACGGGATGATTTTCTTGCCAAGTGACGGTAAGACTGAGGACATTGGTATAGCTGCAGTAGATGAATGGTTTACCTATAACCCAAACTTTGACATAGATGAAGCTAACAGACCTCGCTGTTTTATTCACGAAGATTGTGAGAATTTGATTGACAGCCTCATCAATTATAATTCTAATGGCAAGATGGACGAGGCGTTGAAAGATTTTTTTGACTTAATCCGATACTTGCGGATGAGCAACGGTGGGCTCGGCCCAGATCATTTCACAAGCAGAGATATGCAAGCAACATCAAGAGCAAAAGGAGGATACTAATGGCTAAGACTAGACTGACACAACTTGCTAAAGAATTTGAAATAAACATAGACGAAGCACTACAAATAGCTCACGAAAAATTATCCGAGGATATGATTACCGGTAAAGGTAAAGCTACTTGGATAAACGAAGAAGGGGTTGAGATACTCCAAGATGCACTCATTGTACCTGAAATTGTGCCCAAGCACTACAAGGTAAAAATTCTACACGAATGCCCAAATCGTTGTTACAATTGGGGTCATTCTAAGGAGATTGGTAAAAGAATTCCGGTTCTAATACCTCGAAGATTTTGGGGACGGCTTATAGGTAAGTTCGTGACCGTTGAGTGCATAGCTGACAGTAAGGGGGAAAGCTATCGCTATGTGCACAAAACGAGGGTCTGATAAAAAAGATATTACTAGCAGCCGTAAATGGCGGAATGAACAAATTGATCGGCTTGCTGCTTGGGAGATGTTTTGCAGGTACATTCGACACGAGCATACAATAGAGATGTCACATAGGGATATGTGTGATAGAATTGGAATGCCTAAAGACCTTATTAGAGCGATCATAAATAATCTTAAAGAAAAATTAAATGGATAGTGATTCAATATCTAAGTCCTTGACCTTTGTTCAGGACGAACCGGATGTACAGACTTTACGTTACGCATATGACCAAACAGTAGTTGAGCTAGAAGCATATTTTGATTTATGCCGTACTAGCTACGATGACCGCCGAAACTTTTGGCCCGGCAAAAGCCGCGACCATAGAAAGCACGGATCCGATGCATTCCCTTGGGAAGGTGCCTCCGACATTGAGGCTCATACAATCGACGAGCGTGTAACACGCTTAGTGTCCTTGTTTATGTCCAGCTTGAACGCTGCCAATATCCGAGCTTATCCTGTGGGAAGTGATGACATTGTTAAATCAAAAGTTGTTTCATCTTTCTTGAAGTGGATGGTTACTAGCGGATACATTCCTCGTTTCCAAAAGGAGATGGAGCTAGGAGCAAACTATTTGCTTGAGCGAGGTATGCTTATTACATATGTAGGCTGGCATAGAGAAGATCGCACATTCTTACAGAATCTCAATCTTGATCAAATCGGTGCTATGGATCCCGTGTTAGCTGAAGCAATTACCGCAGGGAATGTAGACGAAGAGATCACTGAGTATATGAAAACTGTATTCCCATCAGCTTCTGATAAGAGAATCAAGAAAGCCCTCAAGGAATTACGCAATAATCGTGAAGCAACTCTACCAGTAGTAAAGCGCCAAATAGATGCGCCTGAAGTGAAGACACTAGCACCTGACGGAGACTTTTTCTTTCCACCATATGTGACGGATCCACAAAGAGCCCCATTCTGTTTCTGGCGCACTTACTACACCCCACAAGAATTAAAGAATAAGGTTTCAACCGATGGATGGGATGAGGACTTTGTGGATTACGTCATTGAGCATTATCGCGGTGTAGAGATTTATTCCATTGAGAGAGAACAAGAGGGCAAGCGTAGTATTGGGCTAACTGACCGAGGATACGAGGCAGAGGAGCTCATTGAGATTGTATACGGATACCAACGGCTAATTGACGAAGAAGATGGTTCTGAGGGCATTTACCAAACCATTTTCCATAAAAACTTTGATGGTGACGGAGCCATCCCCGCATATGCAAAGTTCGAACTAATGAACGGATATGAGGACTATCCTGTTGTGGTAACTAAGTTATCGGAAGACAGTAAGCGTTTATATGACGTACAAACAATACCCGACTTGCTGAGAGGTATACAAAACCAAGTAAAGGTCGAGCGAGATTCTCGCATTGATAGAAACAGCATAGCAACGCTTCCTCCAATCCTTCATCCGATCGGACAAGCCCCAAATGA